TCTGAAAAAATTAAACATATTGTTTTCTCCTTTATTCGTTTTTTCTGCATGAAAAAAGCCGAGGATGATCTCGGCTCCTGTTTATTGCTTTCACTTTCTTGTCTCCTTTTTAAAAAATTTCCCGTCAAGTATTGACTTTCTGTTATATCGCTGTCCGCATTGGATAAAAGGCTCGCTCGTTTTTCTTGCTGAAATTCATGTATTTGTCATACAAAGCAGCCGCTTGCTTGCGAGCCTCCAGGTATCCGGTTTTATTGATGTCCTTAAGCATCAACGCTTCCACTCGTTTCCTTCTTACTGCCCTTTCCATCGCTCGCTGTCTGAGCGTAACCGCGTATTCCGCTTTCCTTTCTTCCGCTGAAATCGTCGGAAGCAACTGACCTTCATACGGCCTAAGCTCATGACGACAATTAAAGCCGAGCAATCCGTTTTTATAAGTTCGCCCGGCTTTCGTCGTATAATAAACGTCCGTCGCTTTTTCCAAAGGGACGTATCTGTGCCCGTCTATAACTCCGTACGTTCCGTCTAAGCTGTAAACGCGCCCCTGCCACGGTGCGCAACGGTCAGAGCAATCCGCATGGCTAGAACAGACAACCAACTTTATCCCCGACGCCTTAAGCTCCTCGATACTGTCTAAATGCGCCTGATAACGCGTTTCCATTTCCGCGAGATTACGCAGGCTATTGCGTCCCGAATAATCGTTAGGATCAAGCGCTACGCTCTCAACAAGTCGGTCAATCGTGGGTTTAACTTTCTGCTCCCACACAGCCTTGTAGTACTTCTGAAGCGGGACACCCATATCCGTTACAGGCGCGTTAAAACGCCCAAATTCGCGCGTTAATCTGCTTTCCGTCTGTTCATCCGAATGAAAGTCTTTTGCGGCGTATTGCCCTAAAATAAGTATTATTTCGGGCGGCAAAGCCGATTCCTGCCATATAAGCCTTTGACGGTTTGCAAAATTCCAAAGGCTTTGACGCCCGTCTGCTTCAAGCCGCTTGATTTTCACCTGCGACGCAGCTTTGTTAATTACGCCTGCCAAAGTTTTATTGACCGCGCCGGGAGCAGCGCGAGAAAGAAACGCACGCTTGACAATAGCGCGTATTTCCGTCTGAGCGTCCTCAAACGCCTGCGCGTAAATATTAAGTCGACCGTTCGCGTCCTGCATCGTCTTTATCTTCTCCCGATTTATTGTAATAATCGCTGTCGTTAAACGGATATTGACCGTAGCTTTCACGCTGAGATTTAGCCGTCTGCTCACGTTCTATATCCTGCGCCCACGCTTCAATATCGCTTTCAGACAAATCATTCCAACGCTTTTGCAGATATTTTTTTGTCGGGAGCACTCCCGCCTGATAATCGGCAAGCAGCTCCTGATTTTCCGTAGCGCTGTTGGCGCCGGCTCTGCCCCACGCAATTTCAACCTTGCCGCTGAATCCGTAAAAGGCTGCGACGTCGTTCAACATGGCGTTAATGCCGTTGTCCGCAAGCTTACGCTTTATATTGACGCTGCTTTCCGTAGTATCCTGCTCCGATCTTACTTCAGTAGCCGTTTTACTTGTATTGTATGTCAGATGATTGGCTAAAGTGGAGGACGAAAGCCCGACCTTACTGGCAAGCAGCTCCAAATCGCTGTCACGAATGTATTTATGCGCGTCGCCGCGCAAATCCGGCTGAAGCAGCGTAGGCTGTATCGGCTTGCCGTCTATGCCGTTTGCCGTGACCTGCGTATAGAATTGATCGTCAAGCGGCTGCTGAGAAACTGCCTCCGTGTAGCTTAACCCCTCTGCTATTTCGTTTCTTTCGCCGCGTACGTCTATGGCCGCGCCTCCCATCTGCTTCGGAATCAGCGCGCGGCTCTTTCCCATATACATATCAACCTGAGCCTGTGTATAATTGTAATCGATTGAATACAATACGTCCAGAGCGGTGTAAAGCGTACTGTCAGAGTATCCAGGCAAATCAGATAAAGCCGCGGCAAGCGGCTTGTTGCGTATATTATAGACGCCTATTGATGGCAACGGCAGTTTATACCATACGTTCGGTTTTATATCGCCGTAAGCATATTTCCACTGCATAAAAATTTTATCCGGCACGTCATTCAAGCAGGCGGAGTTCCAAACAGGCGACGTTATAAGAGTGCCTTTGCCTAACCTTACCCGATAATAAGCGTTGCCGTCAACATACAATCTGCTCTCACGGGCATAATAAGCGTCGTCGCCCGCCACAAACCTATTGAGCAAAGTTGCCTGCGTAACATTGCCGCGTCTGCCTATCTGAAAAAAACATCTGTTTATCGGATACGCGCTGACATATACGTCCCCGTCAACTGGAGTCAATACCAAAAGGCAATTCCCGCCGGAGTTCGAGTTCCAAAACATCTGAGCTAGGTCAGAATCAAAATCATCTTCCTTTGCCCAACTTTCAATAAATTGCTTAAGCTCTGGATTCACGCTTTCAAACCTGTATCCGCCGGACATACATTCGCGCGTAAAAATTTCACATACGGTGTAACCCATTCCGGTCGAAAAGAAATCCGACCTGTGCAGCATTGGCACAAAGCCCCGCGACCAGTAAATACATTGCTCTATATATGCAATATAATAGCTTACATACGGCTCCGGTATCATTTCTATAAACGCGCTTTCGTTTATAATATTCTGCATATTCTGCCAACGCGCTCTGAACATAGGTCTAAATAATTTTCGGCTCGGCGCGTTTATAACAGCTGTGCTTGCCTGTGCTCCTTTCATATTAGGTTTTTCTCCTTATTTAGTAATTATAGGTCTGTCATAGTACAGTTTGGTGGCGTATTCCAGACTGTCAATCGTATCGTCACGTTGCCCTTTTTTCGGCTGCCCTGTTTTTTCGTCGCCTATGTACGCTTCCATGTCCTCGACCAGTGTTATCGTATTGACATTTTCCGCGACGTGGAAAAAAAGTATGCCGTCGTTCAGCATACTCCTTACCCGCTTTATATCGCCCATTATAGATTTCTGAAACATTGGCAGACATTCCTCAAATCCGTTTGTATCCGTCTGCATTTGAAGCATAAGCGCCTGCCCGGCTTCCGCGCAGTCAAATATCCAATGCCGCGGAACTGTATGTAAAAACGGAAACGTATTCAAAAGTTTATTTCTGTATTCGATAAGCGCCCGCGTTTGTTCTGTCGGCGCATGTCCTCCCGTCTCAACAGGATCCTTTTCAAAACAATCAAGAACAACCGCTCTGCCGGAATACAATATAGCCAATGCCGTAACGCACGTACTGTCATATATAGTTCCCTCATCTACTCCCAACACCAATTCGCTTACATTATCGCCGCGCGCCAGAAGCGTATAAATATTTACAAAGTGCTTGTCCCTACGCAGTTGCGGATAGATAAGCCCACGGCTTGCCGTTATCTCTCCCATATATTCGTAGAGATAGTAGTTTAAGTCCTGTGCTTTATCCCGCAGTATCTCATCTATTACCTCTCTGTCCAGCAGATCGTAAATATCCTCCCAGGACGAATATATCTCTATCGCGCGTCCGGCTCTCACCTGCGCGGGAAAATACACGTTTGCAAATTCTCCGCGCGACGGCGGCGGATTATAGATATACAGCCATTTAGTCGTCGGGCCCATTAACCTCAGCAACGTTTTTTCCGCGCCCTTAACTTCAAAGTCCTCCGTCAGCTCCTGCGCTTCGTCATGAATAAAACGGTGTACGTACCCACGCTCAAAATCTAAGCCCTTAGTTCTGTGTTCATCTCCGCCCGTTGCAATAAATCTTATAATGTTTCCGTTAGGCCTAAATATAATATCCCCCACACGTTTAGGAATATCGCAATACTCAGCTATGCTGAACTTATGCAAAGCTTTCTTGACGCTTGCAAACGTCGTTTTGCGAAAATCGCAATCGTCGGCACGGGCAAAAACGATATTTGCTCCGGGTGTGGTTATATACCCTTCCAACGCATCCTCAATTATCGTTGTAGTCTTGCCGCTATACCGCCCGCCCCGGACGACAAACCGATGCGTGCCGTTTTTCTCGGTACTACGCAATAGCGGCATAAAGTTTTGCGGTATGATTGGATTATACTTTATCCCCATCGCGCTGCTCCTTGTTTAACGATAAATCCCGCACCTGCCGGTCTATTACAATCCGCACCTCACCACCGTTTTTTTCATCACGATCTTCCGCTTTTTCCTTTTGTCCCAGCCACTGCTTACCGAGAAAAATAGCCATTGCCGCGTTCTTCTCTGCCAGCTGTAACTGATACCTTCTCAATGCTATTTTGCCCTTACTGCTCTTTTTATTATATGACTCCGCAAAACCCTCCCCATAAGTCCGCTTGCACCAGCGCTCTATCGTATCAACAGACACGCCGAAAAAACTCGCTATTTCTTCCTCTGTGCACATGAGCGAACAAAGCTTTTCAAACGTAGCTGTGTCTATTTCCGCCCGTGGGCGCGCCATACTTTATCACCTGCCTTAGTTTATTTTTATCGCCTTTTGCCCCGTCAAAGTTTCCCAACGCTTAATAATAACGTCGCACCACTTCGGCACTAACTCCATTAAATACGCTTTGCGGTTTAACTGCTCGCAAGCGATAAGCGTTGAGCCACTGCCGCCGAAAATGTCAAGCACAATTTCGCCCTCTCTGCTGCTGGACTTAATCGCACGGGCGCAAAGCGCAATCGGTTTCGGCGTGGCGTGTCCGCCTCCTGTTTCGCGTTCTTTTTGGCTTGTTACATCACTAACCCAAACATCGATACATTGTGTTGCTGTGCCGTCAAAGTAGGCTCTTTTTGCCATAACTGTTTCTTTAAGCGTTGCGTGCTGTTCTGCGCACAACAACTTTTGCAATTTGTTGTACGGCATTTCAAACGCTTCCCCGTTATAATATTCTTGCAATTTTTTATAATGATTTTCGGGAATAATTCCGAATTGTGACTTTGTAAACCAATGTCCGTACATCTGCACGCCTGTGATTTCTGTTAGCAGTTTACTCGTTAAGCCAACTTTCTTTGCTTCGTGTTCCATATACGCTCTTATCGGCTCAAATGTCTCGTCATAATGGTCAGCATTATTATTAAAACCTTGAACCCCACACATCACAAATAGGCATTTTTCGTTCGTATAATAACTTCTATTGTTTTAAGAACACGCACCGTTAAAAATCATTGTCGGGTTGTCGTTTTCCTTTTTCCAAGTAATAAGGTTTCTAAAAGTGATTTTATTCGCTTTTTGCATAGGTTTCAAAATCTCGCTGTAAATATCCATAAGCGGCTCGTCAATGCCCCAACAATACCAACTGCCGTTATCTTTCAAAGCGTCGAACGTAAGCGGTATCCATTGTTTATTGAATTTCAGTAAATCATCATAGTTCAAATTGTCGTTTGCCACGCCGTCTGCTTCTTTTTTCATTCCATAAGGCGGATCCGTAAAAACCAAGTCGGCTTTTTTGCTGTCTAATAAAATATTTATATTCAGCGCGTCGGTGCTGTCGCCGCACATTAAACGGTGTTCGCCTAACTGCCATATATCGCCGAGCTTTGTTATGGGTTCGCTTTCTTCGTCAACTTCGGGGACTTCGTCCTCGATTATTTCTTTTTCAGGCTCAAACTCGGCAAAGTCAAACCCAAAAGCGGTCATATCAATATCAAGCTCTTGCAGTTGTGCAAGTTCCGTTTCCAACTTGTCAATATCCCACTCGGCAAGCTCTGCGGTTTTGTTATCCGCTAGCCGAAACGTCTTTATTTGTTCCGGCGTCAGGTCATCGGCTATTATGCACGGTACCTCAGTAAGCCCAAGCTTTTTGGCAGCTTTGTGTCTTGTGTGTCCGGCTATGATTTCTCCGTCCGCGCTCACCACGATCGGAACTTTAAACCCAAATTCTTTTATACTCGCCGCGACTGCATCCACCGCGCCGTCATTTTTACGCGGGTTTCTTTTGTACGGCTTTATATCGTCTATCGCCTTGTATATAATTTGCATAATCCACATCCACCTCTTTATAAATACAATAAGCGCCCGTTACTTTACAGACGCTTATTGTATAGAAACTAAGAAAAAAGGATTGGAAAACTATTTCTGTATAATTCTTATGTCGTTTTCCATGATACCATTTTAACATGAAAAAAGCGATACTGGACGATACTCTTATAGTGAATTACTAATTCTATTTATGGCTTTACGTTTTCTTTTTCTAATATACACTTCGCTGTAATTGACCTCCTGTGCTATTTTCCACATAGGCTTACCGTCCATATAACAGCCGATGATTATGTCTTGCTCTATCGGATCCAATAAAGCCACCGCCGCCGCGAGCTTATCCTCCAACTGAAAATACGTTTCCAACGCCGCCATATGCTTTTCCCTCTCTGCTTCGATCCGTACAGCCAAGCTCTCCACTCTGCTGTAAAAACCATTCCCGTGCGGCATTCCTCCGTTCAGCGCCGACTGTATGCTCTCTCTGTCGCTCTCCAAGTCCGCGATACGCCTCTTTATTGCATTAGCACGCCGCTTGGCCGCTCGCATATCTATAAGCAAGCTTTTTGCCTCATCGAACGTCATAAAGCCCCTCCTTAGTCTCTATCGTCAAAATGCGCTATTGCGTACGCTATCGCTATCGGAATTATAATTATCCCTGCAAAAAGTATGTATTGCCATAGCTTCATTTTAATTCCTCCACATAACACCACGACTGCGGCGGACGCATTTCTTTTTCCAGCCTATTGCAATGACCGTCTGAAAAATCTAAAAAATGCCCCCATTCTTTGCACGTTCCGCAATCGTTTTTATGATTGCAGGTCAAACGAAACTCCCCCAACACTTTCGGCTTGTCGTAGATTTTCAAATCGGAAATGTGCCAACCGAATATCGGAGCAAGTTTCCCGTATTCCACGATTTCACTTGCGGTTAAGCAACTCTCCTCGCGCCAATTATCATTCGGATTTTCACTTACCGAACAATAAGCATTAAAGTGTCCGATTTCAGAAAAATGCCTTATCTCTATGCGATCAATCTTATCGCACAAAAACCGCGCCCCAACCTTACCGATAAACGGTCGGTACTTATCCTGCAGCTCTTTCGGAATACGATTAAACGAGCGCATATCCTTACTGCAATAAAGTTCGACAATCCTATTCCAATCGGCGGCTTTCGGCATATCCTTGCCGAGTTCTGTACGTTTCTTTCCCTCGCATATTAAATAAAAATAATACGGTTTTATACTTCTCAACACAGATTTCATTTTTCCACCTCAAAACGGCAAGTCGCATACTCGCAAGCCTTGCATCTCGCGTAAAAGTTTAATAATAGCTAACGTTTCTTCTCTTGAAAGAATAATGATCTCGTCGCTGTCTTTATTTTCAATATTGTAATTTCGCAAGGTCAAAACTCCGTCAGAGTTAAAACTTGCCTGACAAAATAATGAAGTGTTGCTCTTATTAGAAATCGTTTCTTTAATTTTCATTTCTCTATCAATCAGTTTCATTTCTCCACCTCCACTCCATATTCTGCGGCAAATTCTTCCAATATTTCTTCCGCTCTACTCTTCATCCCTAATACTCCTTTACCAATTCTCTTATGTCTCCTATAGTGACTACCATACCGCAAGTATATATATCGCAGCTTTCAACCGCTTTCGCTTCCAGTCTTTCGGCAAACTCTTTTATCGCTTCTCGCTTTACGTCTTCAGCCTTTCGGTATCCTGCATCGACAAGCTCTTTTGCGGCGTCTATGCAAATAGAACAGTTGCCGTAATATTGGTCGGCATTGCACTCATTCCTGCCTAATTCGCAATACATTTCGCACGGTTGACAAAAGTATTTTGCCGTTTCTTTAATCTCTTTCTCTTTGTCCATTTCTTCGCCCTTCTTTGAATACTCTTGCCCAATCTATTGGCTTGTCCTCTATGTAGCTTACTTTCTTACACGCCCGGCATACTCTCTTTTCCGTCGTCATAAACGGCGTTACCGCGTACCCTAGCTCCTGTCCGCACTCGCATTTCATTATCTGCTCCTTAAAACGGTAAATCGTCGTCTATTGCTTTCAGCTCGCTGAGCTTCACAGTTTCCTTCTGAGGCTTGTACGCTGTCTCTCCAGGCTTATCCTCCGCTGCCTGTTTATTCCCCAGAAACTCAGCCTCCTGCACCAGTATGCTCGTCGCTGTTCTTTTATTCCCGTCCTTGTCCGTATAGCTCCTGTTCTGCAACTCTCCCGCTATCGCCAGCCTGTCGCCTTTCCTCACGTACTTTGCTATGTTCTCCGCTAACCCGCGCCAGGCTATACAGTTTATAAAGTCCGTCTGCCTTTCTCCGTCCGCGTCGGCGTAGTTCCTTTGCACCGCCAAGCTGAACTGCGCATACGCTATTCCTCCGCTCGTTGCGTTTAATTCCGCATCCTTCGTCATTCGCCCTATAATAATGCACTTATTCATTGTTTTTTGCTCCTGTAATTTTATTAAATATTTTTTCATTGTACTCCGGTAGTGATTTAATATACTTTTCCATTTCTTCCGGCATAAATGACCACGCAACTTTAGACGGGACGCTGACAATAGCGGGAATATTGGTTTCGTACCACTGTAACTTTCCCCTTAGTTCTTCGGCGTTATTAAATTTCGGATACCAATTAAAGTTCATTATTTTTTGATAAACTTCGTTGTATCGCTCTTCGGAAACTCTTTTATTGAATAACATAAGTTTCCCACTTTTCCCGCAACAAAAAATTGAACGACTAATACCTTCACAATCTAATATTCCGTAGCTCCCATTCACGCCGTAGCTCTCA